AGCAGGACCTGTAACGGTAACGGCATGATTAAAAAAATTAAAAATTTTATTTGTAATCTATTTGGTATTAAACAATGTGCGTGTCCAGAGGATATGGATGAACATGCAGAGTTATATCTAAAACCTCAAGAATCAGATACACCTGTATATGAGAATGAAGAATCTGTAAAAGCAGAACACTGCTCTGGTCACAAAAGATTTAGAAAAACATGTCCTTTATGTTTGGAGATAGTTAAATAATGGCTGGATTAAGTGCATCAGGATTAAAGACACAGATCAGAAGTTATACCGAGACTGATTCTAATGTATTAACAGACGCTGTTTTAGAGAATATAATCTTAAACGCACAGTACAGAATATTCAGAGATGTGCCTATCGATGCAGATAGAAAACAACAATTAGGTAATTTTGTTGCTGGACAGGAATCTATAAACTGTCCTGCAGGAGCAGTATTTATTAGAGGTATACAGGTTTACGATACAAATGGATCAGCTATTACGGGAGCTAACAGATGGCTAGAGAAAAAGGATGTAACATATCTTCAAGAGTATCAGGATGTTACAGGGACATCAGCAGCACAAGGTCAACCTAAATATTATGCCATGTTCGGTGGCGCTACAGGTGAGGCAGATACTAATTCAGGAAGAATATTTGTGGCTCCAACACCAAACACCACATACAGATTTAGGGTTCATTTTAACAAAATGCCTGATCTTTTAGAGGATAATGATACTAATTATATCAGTCTTAACTTTCCAAATGGACTATTATACTGCTGTCTATCAGAGGCCTATGGCTTTTTAAAAGGTCCAGTAGATATGTTGACACTATATGAAAATAAGTATAAACAAGAGGTACAGAAGTTTGCTAACGAGCAAGTTGGTAGAAGACGAAGAGATGACTACACTGATGG